TATGATTGCCAGCTAGCTAGAGTGGTTCGTCCCATGTTCATCACGTCCTTTATCGGCTTCACCGCGTTATTCACAGCGTCACCGGCAATTGCACCCGCGCCACGCGCGTAGTTCATGATCGGGGGCTCCGTCACACGTGCGAAGGCTTGGCCAAAAGAAGCTTGCTTAGGCTCTGTAGGCGGGGTGCCCCCTGCAAGCAGACCTGTGCCAAAGGCCGCAGCGCTTCCACCCAGGTGTACTGGCAGATAGTTTCGATCTAGTAGCAGATTGTCAGTACCGCGGTTGTGTAGGATTTGTTGCGCCAGTTCAGGACTTAGTTTGCTGGCCAGGTATTCAGCCCCAGCAGATCCTACACCCAGGGCCGAGCCTATGGATGCACCGCGCGTGATGCCCCTGCGGATAGCGTCATGCCGCTGACCATCCTCAGCGCCAAGTGCGCCACCTATTCCACCTAAGGTGCCGCCGAAAGCCATGCCAGAACCCGCACGAACACCCGCGCGGCGAAGTAGTTCCCGTAGACCTTCAGCGGGTACGCCTGTAGCACTCGTCGCAGCATTAGCCTGCTTCTCCGCCCCACCAGGCGCAACCATAGCGCCCAATCCGGCAGTACCCAGCTTGGGCTCTGTAGGCGTCGTGTATCCCGCGGCGACGCCCGCTGCGAGAGGCAGCGTCCCGTGCCCGACTCGGTGCACTATGTTTTGCATTTGGTTTTTAGCATTCAACTCTTGCCGTAGCTTAAGCCCAACATCGCCGGCATTTAGCGCTGCGTTCCACAACTTTACTGCTTCTTCTAGGCGGTTTATTTGGGCGTTGTTCTCTGCGATAACGCCTTTACCGTCGGCCGCTACGAAGTCATTGAAACTGAACTCATTGGTAGGTTTGTTGCGCAGGCGCTGTAGTTCTTCCGCAACACGGGCTGCTTCTTGCTCAGAAGCATGTACCGCGGCAGCGTCAATAGCACGCGGGGTTAGGCCGCGCGCTCTGAGTAATCCCGCGTTCAAAGCGTGCAAGCCGCCACCAAGGGCGGCACCCGCTACGGCGCCGCGGCCTGCGCCCTCCATGCGGTGGCCTTCACCTGCGGCCAGGCCTCCGGCCAGAGCGCCGCCGACAGCACCCTGTCCTGTGTGTAATAGCGCACTTTCCAGGCCGGAGAGGGCTGTCTTCACAGAAGCTTCTTTGGGACTGGTAGCGGGGGTCGTGAACCCACCCACGGCACCGCCCGCTACTGGCAGTCCCAGTGCCGCGTCACCCGCGATGTTAGATAGCCGTTGCGCGGCAGCTTCTCTTTCGTAAAGCGTGGCGCTCAGTGCCCTTAAGTTTTCGATGGCTTCTGGTGACGCATCGTATGTGCTGCCGGGGTGATTATACGTGGTTGCGCGGAGTGCTTCTAAGGCTTCAGGTGTTAGCCCGCGCGCTGACCGCACTATGCTGTGGCCTCCATGCACCGCGCCGCCCAGCAGCGCGCCCATAGCAGCACCGCGGCTCGCTCCTTCTACGCGGTTGCCTTCTCCGCTCGCAATCAACCCGGCTAGAGCGCCCGGTAGTGCCCCGCGAGAGGCGCCGTGGAGTGTCTCCAGACCTACGTCTTTAATAGCCGAGCCAACTCCCGCCGTTTTCGGCTCTGTAGGCGTCGTCATTCCTCCAAGAGCTCCAGCACCTGCGGCAGCAAGCCCCGTTGCACCCACGCCCACCGGCGTAGCCATGGCGTTGCCCGCACCGTACGCTCGGCGCGCCATCCCGCGTAGATCATCCATGCCCTGGTGGGCGCTCTGCATGGCTCTACGCAGCTGCGGAGCAGTCGCACCACCCTGGGCCATTGCTTCTAGAGAATGTGCCGCAGCTTCCTGCATACCGGGCTGCACGTGCCCGAACACAGCTGGTGCGGAACGCAGCGCGGCGGATCCCGCACCCAGCGTACCGCCCACCGCAGCGCCGGCCGCACCACCGCGTAGAGCACCTTCGAGGCCCTGGCCTTCTGGGGCAGCCATGTAGCCCGCACCGGCCCCTAGAGCAGCGCCACCGCCAGCACCGATGGCACCGCGAGTGGCTACGCCCTTGGCGAGAGAACCTAGGCCCGGGGCAAGAGTTGCCGCCGCACTCGCGGACTTAGCGGTTTCGGGGGTAGTAGTCATCGGGTCTACGTTCGACATAGCAGTGATGAGTATAGGCTAGATGCCCAGCAAATCGGCGGCGTGGTTCGCTCCCACATCATACTTGCAGGATCCAAACTTAGACGCAACTTCACGGGTTCGTGCGATCGGAGTCATGTGCGGGGTCGCCACAAGATCCGAAGGGGCCACCAGCTTGTTTTCCATTGTAGGTTAAGTGTCGGGCGTGTACTATCATGGGTTTCATGAATAGGGCCGCCGGCGCGCTAGCAGCTATGCATGATCTTGGGCTCGCTAAGTTTGCGCAAGACCCCAGCGACCATTCCTCATATTTACCGGGGCTCTTGCTCTCGGAGGACTTGCTCTTGGAGGTTTAGGCGGGTACAAATTACTGCGTCGTCAGCACTTGAGCGATATACCTGTACTGAGACAGCTGCAGCAGCGCGCCGGAGATTTGCCCTTTGAGGTAGCAACCATGCGCCCCGTAGAAGGGCGCATGAACAACCTGTTGCGGCGCATACTGTATGGCGCGCGAGACATATCCCCTGAGGTCGAGGCGGCAGGGCGGGCAGGCGTAACGTATCAGGCTCCGGGAACGGTGCTACACCACGGCAGCCCTTGGGACCAGCTTCCTGTAAAAGGCAAGATAGATATCAATGCGCCTAAGGATCATCTAGTCACTGCTCTTGCGGATAAGGGTAGTTTCGCAAAGATATTCCAGGATGTAGAGAACACGCCGGGCATGGGTGCGGTAATTCCTAGCACTGTCCCGCTTGCGGACATGAAGGCGGGCGTGAAGGGTGACTATGAATATATGCGTCGTTATCTAAAAGATACGATGTCCGCAGATGGTTGGATCATAAAGCCCACAGATGAATCTCTAGGCAGCCTGGAAGGTTTCATAAACCAGAATACCAACCCGCACAGCGCGCAGGTGCAGCAGGCGTGGGACAAACCTAAAAATTATATACTCCAAGAGAAGTTGCCGTTCGACGCAGAATACCGCGTGCATACCATGCAGGGAGTTCCGTTTGCGTCCACGCACCGCCGAGCTCCCCCGGGGAAATTCCGCGATGCGTGGAATCGCATTTCCAAGTCCATGGGTATCGGGGAGGGTGGGTTTGCGCACGTCCCCGTACAGGGAGAAGAGGCGCAGCGGTTGCACGACTTTATCAGCAAAGTCAATGAACCGCTGCACTTCAACTACGGACAGGCTCCGGTACACCAGGCGTTTGACGTGGGGCGTATGCCCGACGGGTCTTTCAGACTCATAGAGTCTAACCCCACTCCCGGCACGTTCAACAATCCGGGCATTAGTCGCAAACTACAAGAGGCGGTCACCGGGCGTATGCATCCAGACAAAGCCTTGGCCGGCGCAGCCTTGATAGGCGCGGGTGGCGGTGCGGCAGGATATGGGGTCGGCACGGGCATAGACGCCGCCACGCAAGAAAAGCGCTAACTGCGGTTGTAACCGTGCTCTAGACCTTCAGATATGCGCATCCGCAGATGCGCGTCGCTGGTGGAATTGTCGCATACGATTATGGCGACGGGGCGGTATCTGATGTAGCCCTTCAGTGCGTTGGCCCATGTGTAGTTGGGCTTGATCTGCAATAGTATGTCTTTCCTATCGGTAGTTACGACTACGTCGATACCGCCGGATTTCAATAGGCCGTCGGCGCGGCGGGCCGTACGCACCCAGTGTGAAAATTCAGGGGATTTCAGCGCGGAAAGCACGCGCTCTTCATTGTGTCTATTGAGGTATGAGGGGATAGCGTTGAGTAGCCGGTACATCGCACTCCTTATACCACCAAATAGCTGTTCATAAAATCTAGCCAGTTTTTGGCATAAGAATATATGACCAGCAACCCCTACAACGCCGAGGGCCACTCCTCGGCAACCGTCAACGTCCGTCGCAACCGCAAGGTTGCGCCGGCCACTTCCTCCGACACCGGCGAGACGGTGTCGAAGCTCGCGCCCGAGCTCGTGCAGCTCGACCGCTGGGTGCGGCGCGTCCAGACGATGAGGCTCTTCTTGGGCGCGGCCGAGGTCGTGTTCGCGTGGGCCCGTGCCACCCGCGCGAGCCTGCCCGAGCCCACGCGCGAGGTCCCCGCCCCGCTCCCCACCGCCGAGAAGGCGGCGGAGCTCTTCGCGACCGAGGTGGCCCGGGTGTTCCCCGGCGTCACCCTCGACCCTGCCGCCCTCGTGGCGGCGGGCAAGGTGGCGTTTGCGGGAGGGGCCGTGCCGCAGGACGTCGCCACGCGGCTCGAGACGCTCGCCGCCATGCAGGCCGCCTTCGGGCCGGGCGAGGAGCCCATGCGGAAGCTGTTCCCGGATCTATGAGATCCGAAACAGTGGGACCCCTACTATGAGGTAGGGGTCCCCGTGGATGGTGTGGGTCTCTTTTTTTAGTGCGTAATCAGGGAGATTCCTGGTATAAGAGCTCGTGTTAGTCGGCAAGTAGCTCAGTCGGTAGAGCAGCGCCTTTACACGGCGCGGGTCCTCGGTTCGAGTCCGGGTTTGCCGATATCTTATGCGCACGTATGACGGACATAACGCGGAAAACTGAGCTGCGTAGCCCTAAAAAGGCATCGACATACCTGCTACCCGACGTCGTTGGACTAGGGGTGTGGGGTTCCTCTAAGGTTGCGGATGCACCGAATGGCAAGGTGGCCCCTGGTCGCTAGGGAAGCGCGGTTCCTAATAAGAGGATTCAGTGTCGACAATGTGGGTTCGACTCCCGCCGTGCGCGATGATTCGGGGAAGTGGCGAAATGGCAGACGCGAAAGTTTTAGGCACTTTTGCTAGAAATAGCGTGCGGGTTCGAGTCCCGCCTTCCCCATTAGATTAGCCCTTGGGGCTGTGGCGGAATAGGCAGACGCGGCTGATTTAAAATTAGCTGTGAGTGATCACATGCCGGTTCGAGTCCGGCCGGCCCTATACATTTTCAACTGGATATTGAAGGGAGAGCAAGAGAATGAACGGTAAGCAGATCAAGCGTCTCCGAGACACACTCGGAGACACGACGGAGGAGTTTGCGGCGCGCCTCGGTGTGACGCAAAGATCAATCAACAAATGGGAGAACAGCGGCACCCAGGTGACTGCCAAGAACGCAGCTAAGCTGCGGGATCTCCTGAAGACTGTGAACGGGGCGGAGGAGAGCGCCGAAGCTCCCCAGGAAGAGGCACCTCCGGCTCCCGCACCCAAGCTGTGTAAGCCGCGTTGGCTTGGAGCGCCCAAAGCGCCTCCGGGACCCCGCGGCGGCAGCCACGGTTCCGTAGCCACTGACTATCTGCTCCAGGCGACGCAGACGTTCCATGACGCGCGCCGAGCCCGTCTCGTCGACGATGCGCTTACCTACGCGGTGGGAGAGTGCGGCGTGCCGAAGGCGCACGGGCGCAAGCTCGTGACGCTGTTCTTGCACTTGGTGGGGGAAGAGTCCCCCGCCGAGGTCATGAAGGCGCTGCGGACGCACTAAGCAGGGCGCTGTCTGTATGAAGCGTATGTCCCTCTGGGATGTGCGCTTCTTTTAGCGTATACTCGGGTGCCATGTTTCATTCGTATTCTACCGGTGCACATGCGGCGTTAGCCGCCTTGGGATTGACTAAGGTGGGGACTGCTATACCGCGAGGTTCCTCCCTCATGGGGGACATACCTGTGCAGAAGATGTTCTCTGAAGAAGCAGCTAACGTACTACGCGCTCGGATGAACTCCTTGGTGGAGGCGGCGCGCCCTGGTACCCTTGCAGACGCTCCGAAAAACCTTCTTTGGGACGTGGCTCACTCGCATAATATCCCAGGTAGTGTTCCGCACTCGGCACCTACACCGCACGCCGCTTTTACAGACGCAACCACCGCAACAGGCCTAAATACGGCACCACACCCCTCCTTTGAGGCGCCCACCGCAGTGGGACACCCGCAATCGGCACTCAACGAAGCAACCACCGTAGATCCGATCTCCGGAGTCTATAACCGTGGCGCAGGTGCTGCGCCGAGTGCGTCTAGGTGGGCGGCAGGATCAGGCGCTTCGGGGGCCGGGCACGGTAGGTTCGATGCAGGTCGCCACGGGGATACTCTTGCGCAGGTCATGCGACGCGCTCGGTGAGCAGCTTAATCCACGAGAATTCCGGGTATAAGCCACTAGTTATATTCCCGGAGCCGCTAACAGCCGGCCTTTTTTGCAGTACGCTCATCGTGTACACCGATCGCTGTTAGTGGCTCCGGCAATATAATGTCCTACGAACAGATAGATACACAGCCTGTAGAGGGCGACGCCCTCAAGACGATCGTTACTTTTTTCTCTGTCGATGGGCCCGAGGACGCTTTCTTCTTGAGAGTTCCTGGGCTAAATGAATTGTCAGAAGATCTGAATGACAAGGTCAACCGGTTCTTCATTCAGCAAGAGCTCCCCTGGCGCATGCAGTCGGCGCACTGGGATAGCGATGACCAGGTTCACGTTTTCTTGTTTAGAGGGGTGGACGTAAGCGAAGTCTTCACCCTACATACAGAACCCCTATAGGAGTACGCCATGATCGACGTAAAGCACCGTGTGTACAAAGAGTGGTCCGGTTGTCTAATCCACGGCACTGCACCTGTACCGGTGAGTACGTCAGATCTGCATCTCGAGCGTGCGTACTACCTGCTTTCACAACTAGAGGCGCCGAAGTACGGCACGGTCCAGTCGTATGACGGCGCAGGCATCTCTGGAGGCCCTCTGCATAGCATCGCGGTGCTGCCTAAGACCATGGGGCAGGGTGAGCTCTGGAGGCTTCTGCGGTGGCTGCTGCGCACTACCCCGGAGGCGCCCGGACTGAAGCAGCTGAACGCGGCATTGACCGCGCAGGGCTGGCGTGTAGCGGACGACGGCACTCTGCGTGCGGGCACTGCGCTAGTGTCGGGCGCGGATATCCGTAATGAGATCGCACCGCCCAACGGCAAGGTGCCCAAGGCAGGCCCTGACTGGGAGCAGGCTAAGCGCTGGGCAATCCTACTCCACACTGCGCTGTCCGATCCGGCAACGTTCGCTGGACAGAAGGACTACGCGATCGAGTACTTGGTGCGCACTAAGAAAGCTACCGAGGCGCAGTTCTACGGCACGCGAGATCTGATGACACTTCGCGTGGGCGCCGGCGGCCTCTCACCAATCGAAGACCTGGCTATGTGCGTGTACCATTCGCACTCGGTCAATGCACCGGGCCCTGCGTCGGATTGCTTGACTGCTACGCTAAAAATAGCGCCAAGTGGCGATAGATTTGCCCGGCGTTTGATTTGGGAACTAGGGAAGAAACGGTTCGGACATTGGCAAGACAACACCGAAGGGAACAGCCGCTATGACCGTACGCAACAAGCTGCTAAGCGTTGCGGGCTATGGCCTAGTGAGTTCTTTGAGGGGCCTAACGCGTGTATGCCGAAAAATCTTGGGGGAACCGCCCCCTGAGGACGCAAAGCCCGCCTCCGTAATACAGCCCGCCTCCAAGGTAAAAGTATCTGAGGAGGTGGACATGTCCACTAAAGCGCTAAAGGCGCGGATCCTCGAGCTCGAAGCCGAGCGCGAGGATTTGCGGGAGACGCTCCAGCGCACTCTGGAGTATGTTAATATCGTGAACCAGCGGTTCGCGGAGATCTATGCGCACGCGCAGAAGATTTCCGCGAACCCGCCGGTTGCTCCGCGAGACCTCAATTGAGGCCCGCAGAGACCGCGCGCCACGCAGAGCTTCTTCTTGAAGTCCTGCGTGGCGAGAAGACCGCCGTTGAGGCCCAAAAAGCCTCGCGGCTACTCACGCCTACGCTTCGCCGCCCGTGCCGACCTGGCTTGCAAGGGCTGTGTGTTACGCACGGGCAGCCACTCACCGAGTGTGAGCGTGACTGACGACGAGCTTATTCAAGTGGTCCTTGCCGATATCCTGCCCGGTCGCGATGTTGTCCTTAGGTTCAAAACTAAGGAGCGTCGCTACTGGGCAGGGTATTGGCAGTGGAACATGCTCGAGCTAAAGCACGAGTATGTAGGTTGGAGCCGCATCATGGCGCGGAAACAATGCAGCCAACGCCGTATCATGGCGAACGCAATTCGCCGGGCGTGGCGCTGGGCGGATGTTGTGAAGCATTCGCAGAAGATTTTGTCCCGCAGGTGACTGTGGGAATTTTCCCTCTAGGCACGCACTTAATTCTTTAACGTAAGGGCCGTTGAACGTAACTGGTAACGTCCCCCGCTCATAACGGGAAAATTACGTGTTCGAATCACGTACGGCCCAGAGTCACCGGCAACAGCGGTGCAAACAACTTCCACTTCGTTTCTTGGAGCTTATGCAGTTCCTCGGTTTGTATCAAACCGGCGTGGTATTCTCGGTGACAGCGGCAGCACAAAGATACGCACTTCTGGACTTCGGCGCGAATAGAAGCCCACGTGCAGCCGATAATTTCGCGTGTTGTTAGATTATGCAGTTTATGTGCAGGGACTACGTGGTGCCACTCTAATACAGACTTGGCCGCGATTCCTTTGTCGTAGTCGCAATACCAGCATGCAGTGCCCACGGCCGCGTATATGGCGGCAGATCGCATGTCTCTACGTTTCCTAAGACTACACCCTGCGCATTTCGTGCCTTTGACTGCGGTATTTGGTTTGTGACAAATGCCGCAAATCCGGAGCTCTCCTGTGAGGCGCGTAGTGCCGTGCCTACGGTCCGCGCTGCCGTCTAGTTTTTTCGTGTTGTGGTAGCCAAAAGGACTGCACTCTAGACAATATTTACGGCTTGCTAGGTTGTGTATTTTGTCCCCGACACGGTAGCGCGAGGAGAAGTGTTTTCCGCAAGAAGGAATGGCGCATGTGGGCATGCAGTAGCTTAGTAAAAAGCGTAGCGTATGGCAACCGTTTAGACTACCGATTGTTTTAATCAGGAGCGCGCGTGAGAGAGCTAAAAATATACAACGTGCGAATGGGATTTGCGACTAACTCGTCCTCATCCCATTCGATTATTTTTATCAAAGGCGGCGCCCGTGATAACGACGTGTCGGATCACGAGTTCGGATGGAAATATTTTACCGCGGCTAGCTCCGAGACCAAGCGTTGGTGGCTGGCCGCGCAGGCGTATATCGCGTTGAGTCAATTTACCCCCGGCGAGGTAGCCGCGGATATCCTTCGGGACATGTATGATTTACCTGACATCTCGTTTGAGAAGCACTCATACACCAACGATGGGTCGGGGCATATTAACGCCAGTGTAGATCATCAGAGCGTACTTACGTTTCCACGTAACTGGCTCGAGAACGATGTTCATCGGCAGTTCTTGGCGCAGTTCAGTGATTTCATTCTGCAAGACGGCGTAGCCATTCTTGGCGGCAACGACAACGATGATCACATACACCCGCTCTACAACGCAGAGCAGGAGATGCCTACGTCGTTCTTCGGCGGTGAGGGACGCGGCAACCTCGTTGCGCGCTGGGATTCGCAGTATGCGTTCTGGACGCTGTTCAACCGTCGCTCTGGCGGTAAGATGCGGTTGGCGTTCGACGACATCACGCTGCAGCGTAAAGTCACTCGTGCGGAGACGCCCGAGCTAGTAGACATCAAGATCACCGACTACTGCACGGCGGGCTGCGCGTTCTGTTATCAGGACTCCACACCCGAGGGCGTGCACGGCAACACTGCGTACATCAAGCGCGTACTAGACACGCTCTCGGAGTTGCAAGTGTTCGAAGCTGCGTTGGGCGGTGGCGAGACCACGCAGCACCCGGACTTCGTGGAGATATTGCAGTATGCGCGAGACAAGCACATCGTCCCCAACTTCACGACGAAGCGCTTGGACTGGCTGCGCAATAAGGCGCTGCGCACGCGTGTACTCGAGCTCTGCGGGGCTTTTGCTTACTCGGCTACGTCCGAGAAGGACGTGAAGAATCTCATTCGGCAGCTGGCACAGTCTGATTGCCCTGCGAGCAAAGCAATGGTCCAGTGCGTCATGGGCGTGGTACAGCTCGACGAGCTTGCGCGTATTCTACACACCTGCGCCGAGGCGAACATCCGGGTAACACTACTTGGGTACAAAACCGCGGGTCGCGGCAAGTCAGTCATGCCTAGTCTGTACAAAGACTGGTTCACAGTGGTTGAGCGCGTGGCGGAGAAAGACACGTATCTTCAGATCGGCATCGACACGGCACTGGCCGAGCAGTTCGACGCGCAGCTGAAGGCACGTGGCGTGGACACGCGGTTCTATCACGTGCTCGAGGGCGCTTTCTCGGCTTACGTAGATGCTGTGAAGGGGTCTATGGGACCGTCCTCGTACGGCCCCCGTGAGGAGCTGCTACCGCTACCGGACCCCCAGGACTTCGTCGCCAAGTATCGCGCGTTCGTGCTGCCGGAGGCTTAGCGCGGCCGCCAGCTGTCGCAGACGTAGTCCTCACTAACGTAGAAGTCGTGCAGTTTGCAGTAGTCTTTCTCGGTACCAGCAGTGACGCGGTGTTTGCACGAGCCGCAGCTGGTACTGGTGGAAGACGCTATTCGGTAACTGGGCGTATCCTCCAAAGCGGCCGTTTTGGGAGGCGCCAAACTGCCTGACGTGGTATACGGCCCTGTGTTGAGTATGCGCGCCTTAGGTGGTGTGTTGGTCTTTTGGCCCAGGCGGGTCTTGTTAAGATCGGCAACCTCGGCACTCAACATGTTCAAACCAGCACCCATATCACGAGCGGCCTGTTCAGCACCCTGTAGGTGCGCCGACCCCGTGGTGAGATCCATCGTGGCTGGTTTACCCGCGCTACCTTTTACGTTGGGCATGTTGTTATTTTAGGCCGATCACGGGACCATAACTCAGTCGGTAGAGTAGCGCTCTTTTAAAGCGTCCGTCGCGGGTTCGATCCCCGCTGGTCCCATTACAGGTAAATCAGGGCATAATGTCTAGGCCATATATACTGGAGATGACCGTGAGTCGCTACCCCAAACCTGAATGGACCGCGTGTGAAACGCGTGTCCGAAACACAGCTGTAGTTCAAGTGACCGAGTTGCCACTGCGCGTCCCTCGGTACTCATTCAAAGTAGGTACTGCTCAATACGATGAGCAGACGCAGACTCCCAAGATCGGTCCGTACTTGACCGTGTACAACGTGCAGGATGCCGCGATCTTGCTCAAGGAGCTAGGCGACAAGTACGTAGCGCTTCGCGCACAGAAGGCGGCTGAGGCTGGCCTCAGCATTCAAGCCAGTCCTGACGAAGACGCCGCTGAATAAACTACCAGGGCAGCCAAGTCCTCTTGCGCGGGCGAGAGGATTTGGCGTCTTCGGCGGCCAGGATCTCGCGCTCTGTGTTGGACATCGCGCGTTCTAAGGAGTGGTCCTCAGTAAGCTCGGGCGGGACCGTCACTTCGGTGCATACGGAGGGGCGTCCTTCGACCAGCTGAGTGACTTCGCGAAGCTGTTTGAGCTTCTCGTTTATCTGTGCGGCCTGCATGCGAACCGTCTGACGGTTACGGGCGGCTAACTCGCTCGGGAACTGTCGCTCAGCGGTCGCGGTCGCGTCTCGCATATATACTCCGTAGTTCTTTGGCTAGAGATGCGGTTTGCTCTACGGCGGTCACTACGCTGCGACCGTACTCATCGAGGGTTTGCGCGACTTCGGCCTCTCTGTTTATCTGCGCTTGCCGAACAGCGTCAAGCTGCTTGTAGTGCGTTTCGCGGTCAGCCTTGTTCTCGTCTTCTTTTTTAGTGCGAAGATCTGCGTGTTCTTTGCGTTCTTTTAGGTATAGCCACACGAATAGCCCTGCAATGAGACCTACGGGTCCCTGGCTAAGCAGTAGCTGTATACCTTCCGGCAATTCGCTCACGACGAGTCACTCGAAGGCCATGAAACTTACGGTCGACCCGGTGGTGGACGCTGGTGTGGTGACTAGGAACCGGTTAATGGTCTGGCCCGTGGGGTTCGCAATGCAAATCCAACCGGACGCAGCGGCCACCGCGGTAGGTGTGGGCGTCACTACGACGCCATCGGACACTTTGACGACCACGTCGGTCACCACCGAACGTACTAGTACGAACTTGGGGGCGGTGACGGTATCCAGTAGAACAGGCACATCAACCGAGCTGGCGGCGATTTGTACCGTCTTTATGGACACCTCGGTGTACGCCAGGGTGAACGTGAACGGCTCACGGCACGGCACGGATCCATCGGGGACGGTACTGCCGTAGGACAGCGTTAACGTGGCGGTAAGTGTCGGCATGTGGCTATTATAGCGTTGTCAGCAGGTTCTATCGTTGGTCGGCTGCAGCGCAGCGTTGAAAACGGAGCCGGACGTAGGTTCCGTGGCGGCCGCGGCAGCGGTGGCTTCGGCGGTCTCGGTCTCGGTACTGCGCGACGCAGTCATGGTGTCGTCAAAGCTGATGGTGTAGGAGGTGGCTGCGACAGCCTCCACGCTGTCTATGGCGGCCAGCAGGGTAGAGCTCTCGGAGCTACCGAAGAATGCCTCCAGCAGGCTTATAGTGGCCGCCAGCTGGTCGATGCCCGGGGCGCCGCACAGGAAGACTACGCCGGCGACTAGTTCGCCGTTGTCGAAAGCAGGGCGGGTAGAGTCGGAAGTATCAGACAGGCGGCGGGCCAGCTCTCCCAGCCAGCCGTTGATGCCTCCCGACCCTAACGTGATGACCGTAGCGGACAGACCCGCGGCTGATTCTCCGCTGATGGCAGCTAGCCGCGCGTTTACTGAGGAGAGGTCGTCTACCACCGCACGTAGCTGTGTGACGGTGCGGTCTAGCTGCGCGATCGTGGCGGTTAGCAGCTGGGACGTGGAGCTCGCCACCGTAGTACGTGTTTGCAGGTTGGCGAATAGTCCGTTTATGAGTGAAACGACCTCAGTGAGGTTGGGAAATAGGCTGAGCAGGTTGGGCGTCGCTTGCCAGTCGGGGCTGGTGCCGGTGCGTCCCTGTGATGGCGTGCCTTTGATCTTTACCCGCACACAGTTGGACAGGTCGCTCATGGGCTGAATTTCCGCGTTGCTTACGTCTGCGTCGTCCGGGTTTACCGTCGCGTAGCGCACGGAAGTCGCGTAGTAGTACACGTTGCCGGGGGTCAACTCACTGGAGCTGTCTGTATATTTAGGCAATTCGCCGTCGTATGGTACCCGAGCAACGACCTTGACCCCGTTCTCTTCCTGCAGGTCGCTGGGACTCTCTCGAGGTTGCCGAGAGAACAACTGGTTCCAGGTGAACTTGTCGCGTAACTTCGCGTTCTCAGAACGTAGGATGAAAACCTCTTTGATTTGCATCGTCTCGTTGGTGAACAACCGCAGAGACGTCGGGGCTACGTCGGAGTTCCACTCCAGAGCCACGCTCATTTGACTAAGGGTGTTCACGTCCGCGGTGACGCGTGCTACCAAGTCCTTAACTGTGGGACGTGTGCCTGCGGCTAACTCAGCGTGATCTCCTGCCTGGATCAGGCTTGTGAGCAGGTTGAAGTTAGGCTGCAGGCTGGCAAGGTCGGTAGCGCCAAACAGCACGCATACCCCTGCAGTAGCGAAGTTGTCGGGGAATATCGGGCGGTGCACGTCGCCGGTGTCTGAGGTGGACGCTGACAGTTCCCGCCAGAACCCCTCGTTGCCGCCGATTGCGGAAGACGACGCGTTGATGAAATTGGCTACGTCGGGAGGTAGCGTATTGATGTCTATATTTGAGAATCCCCCGCCGCTCACGAGGTCGGCGAAGTTGGGAGATTGGGTGCTACCGAGCTGCTGACCCACCGTGCCTTGCACACCTCGGTAATAGTAGCGCTTCTGTATGGGGATGAAGATGGCATGTATCGTCGTGCCTCTCGCAAGCCCGTTGACGATACCCTGAACTTCGTCGATTACTTCACGCAGGGCGCTTTCCAGCGCAGTAGCTGGAGAGCTAGCCGCAAGCGACGAAACCAGCTGCAGCGCTTCTCGCAGAGTCTCTAGATATGTAGTCAGCGTGTCCAGAACATCGGACACGGCTGTAGTCGTGTCAGTCAGTTCCGCGGGGATCAGCTGGCTTAGATTTACTGTCGCCCAGTTCGCCATTCGCGCGCCTCAGTTGTTTCTGTAGCAGTGAGTGTAGTCGCTGCAACTTATCGTCTAGCTCTTTCTTCTTGAGTGCGGAGACTAGCCGAGATAGCCGCAGGGTGGCGGAAAATACGGGCGGTTTGTTCCAGGTAGGGGGCATAAAAATTAGACGCGTTGTTGGGGTATAAGAATATGTAGACCTCGGCAAGCTCGCCGAGGAGAAAGGTGGGCAACATGCCCGTGATCCTGTTGGGCGTTTGGGGATGGCTGGTTTTCGCCGTCGGTGGGACGGCGAGCGTGGTGATCCTCGGGGTCACCGCACGGTGGATCCTGGAGGGTCGCTCGGCCAAGAAGCTGGCCGAGGACAACGCCGCACTCGTCGAGGCCTGGCAGGCCGACGGGGTGCGCGGTGTGGAGCTGGCGCTCCACACTCGACGCATGGTCCACAGCGAGCGGGAAGGGCGACTCCTCGCGGAGGTATTCTCCGCGAGGCAGGAGGCCCAAGCCGCGAAGGCGGCAGCGGCACCAGCGCAGGCGCCTGCCCCGGCACCAGAGCCGGAGCAGGCGCCACCGCCCCCAGCCAACCGCCGTAAGGCGGCGGCGAGCTGAGGACTGGCCCGCATGCCAGCGTTAATCGCGTTGGCGATGTGGGGCGCAGGACTTCTCAGTGTGGGAGCGGGTGTTCTAGTCTTAGAATACCACTCCCACACTGAGGGAAAAGTCCTAAGAGCGCGCGCGGTAAAACGCGCTGCTCTTTTAGCCCAACGTCGCGGACAAGTAGCTACGTTTTTTACTAGTGACGGTAAGACCCACGTAGGGACTATCGTCCATACCGACGCGGATATACTGCTAGTAGTCATAGACCCAGTCAAAGACGGGAAAGGGAAACGTAAGGATCTAGTAGAGGTATCTCTGCTAGATGTGGACGACCTCAATGTGCTCAACGGATGAGTAGACATTGACTGTGTCGGTAACAAAAGATCACAGGTGTAGTGGTCTTTTGTTTAGCTGGAAACTCCGGCCTTCGTGCTTTTTACGTTGTTCAGCATGCTTGTGAGCGTAGAGCCTATTGGCGCGGTAGGCGTGAGCGTGGCGCTGCTAGCTAGAGGATGGGTATGTGTGTCTAGCGCTATGAAGAGGGCTTGCATCAGCTGCTGCAGTTCTTCGAATTTTGCCAGATGACTCACCAGAGTGTCCCCGCCCAAGATCACCGAGTCCATGAGACTAGTCTTGAGTTTGATCGTTTGACTGTTGGTGGTGATATTACCTGACGCGGTTTCCAGGGTTATGCCGCCGCCCTGAGTAGATTTCAGCTCTAGGGCTCCGGCGGTGGTAGTCACCTTGTACGCAGAGTTAGGCGAGTCGACAGAGCCTAAGCTCGTGGTGAAGTCACCATCTTCTACGGTCAGGGCTAGCGCGGTGTCGCCTTCACCGCCCTGTATGGAGATAGCCATGTTGCGTCCGGAGGCGATGCCTATGTCGCGGGTGGTCTGTATTCGAGCGTCGTTTCCGGCATTGATCACATGATCCGCTTCAGTCGTAGTTAGCACTGAGCCAAAGACTGAGAGCGTGTCGTCGGACTCTACTGTGACCTCGCGTGCACCCGCTATGGTAACAGCGCTGTCTCCGTTGTGTTCTTCGGCGCGTCCGCCGCCTGTACGGTTTCCAGAGCAGATGTTTACGCCGTTCACACCGAATATCTCGCAGGCCCCAGAAGAGTCTACGTGCAGTCTAAACAGCGTTTGGCCGCTGGGTGTACACAGCTCGAAGTTGAACAAGTCACCGATGGCGCCGATATCTAGCTTTACGGTCCAGCGTTCCTCGTCAGGACCAGACTCAGTGCGCTGGTCGCTGGCACCACGGAAGCTCAGGTTTACACGGCCATCCGTATTTTTTACGTTTAGCTCTCCCATGTCCGTAACATTTCGGTAGTTACGGCTAATTACCTCTACGAGGTCATTGAGATTGTGCGTGCGCACCTGCGCCATGGCACTGCCCTTGATAAGTGCAGTGCCGCCGGTCAATACTGCGGCCATTGCACCATCAGGGCCGGTCTGTACCCAGTCGCCCGGCGCTACGTCTCTGGGTTCTGCAGCTAGTCGGTAGTTGCCACGACCCGCGATTACCGTTCTATTTGGGCCTTCTCCGCCGATACCGGTAGCCTCAGTCACAGCAATAGCTTCGGAGCCCGCGTTGTCCGTAGCGGGCATGTTGAGGATGCCCATTATTACGGGGAATCCGAAGTCGTAGGTTACGCACACCTCGGTGCCCGGTGATAGCGCTGCGACTTCGCCGGGCGTCGCGCGCATGCGCGGCACCCCAGACAACGTGCGACCGCGCTCCGTACGGATCGTGGAAGTGTAGTTGTCGGATTGGTAGCTAATTACCGTAGCGAATTCGCCGCGGCGATTACGGTCAGGCATGCCGCCATGGCGGCCGCTACTCCCATCGGGCGTACTCGTCGGATCAGTCCTGTACATGACAGGACGATAGCACAGACTGAGTTACTGGTAATAGCCGTAGGGGTCTTGGTTTGGCTGCGGCGCAGGGCCTGGAGCAAGCCGCCCGGCAGCACCCATGCCTATGGCCGTACCGCCGGCGGTACCTGCGTGCTCAATCCACGGCTCCGCAGCGCGTATATGCTCTAGGTTAGTCAGCAGGGTCTCCGTGGAAGGGCGCACTGCTCCCGCGAGCTCAGCTGCGTCTGCAGCAGCAAGGTGTTTATTTGCTACGCCTTCAGCCCACTGTCTTATGCCGGACCCGGTCCGCCGCCCTAACGCCGCGCCACCAGCGCCTCCAGCAGCGCCTAGCGCGCTGCCCAGGAGTGCTCCTTCTATACGGTTGCCTTCGCCAGCGGCGAGTGCGCCCGTCGTAGCGCCCAGGCTTGCTCCAAGTAGCCCAGGCGCCACCAGGCTTGCCTGCTTAAGCAACCCTAAACAGGCGGTTGCGTACAGGCAGCCCGAGCGGTAGGCGCGATGGCGCATCGTCACACCGTGGCGCTTACGGTGCTGCTGTCGATCTTCTCTGCGGCGACGTCGGTGTCGGTCGCGTCGATGAAGCCGATGACCTGATCTAGCGAAGCGCGCGACACGTTGGTTAGTACCTGGGTGTCTTCGCCGAAGGGTAGGAGGCGATCGAATACGAAGCCCACCTGCTCCATGATCTGGTTGCCGCCTGCTTGGTAGCCGATCGTGTAGTTGGTCAGCATGGTGAGTTCGGCGTAGAACCCGCCCACGAAGTCGTGAGCCTTGGTTCGGAACACCGAGCCTAGACCGAAGGGGATGAGGTACAGCTCGGAGTCCAGATTGATGTAGAACTTGGACTGGGCGCTGCGCGCTGCCGGATCGTCCAGCAGATTGACGGGCAGGTTGGCTGCGCGAGCGCAGTGGTAGAGCACGCGGAGTAGATTACGTCCGTTCACGAACAGGCGCTGCATGTTGCCCTGTCCTTGCGCCTTACCGCTCACGAAGAAAGAGCGGCCTGAACCGATGGCCATCATAGGCTGGGTGGGCTTGGACTGGCTTAGGCTGAAGTTCTGCAGCATGCCAATCGCTAGCAGCGACTGGATGCTCTGGCCGTTGCTGCGCGCAACGTCTACGGTGTCTAGACGTGCCGGACCAGCAAGGACAAGCGTGTCGTCAGGGTGCGCGGACGTGTACGCCGCGTTATCCATGACGCGCTCGACATACTGATCCTGGAAGCGCCAGGATGCTAGATTTCGTGTAATACCGAGGGGCATGGGAACTCCTGAAGAACGTGTGCGAGTATTCTAGTCTACCCAGATCCGAGTAATTGTCTACGAGGTCCTCCGACGCGGGGCGTGAAGCCGGGGAGGGGTGCCGTAGGGGCGGCCGCGGCGGGTACCGGCGCAGCTGCTGCCGGGGCTGGCGGACGATAGGTTGTGAGGGTTGCTGTCGGAGCCTCTACGACTTTGTGCACAACAGGGCTCGTCGCCGGCACAGCGTCTTTAGTGGGAAGTCCCCACGGCTTGTACCCCAGCTCTTGTACGGCCGGTACGCCTTTAGCGGTAGACGGGGCTGTGGAGAACAGCCCGGCGTGAGCCGCACCCAGTCCACCACGTTCTGCTGTTTGCCCTGCTAAGGCAGGCAGCGCGTGCTCAGCCGCAGCCGTGGCCTTGGGTACTAGGTTTTGAACGCCACCCGGGCCTAACCTAAACAGGTTGGCCCTTTTCTGTAGGTGCTCTTTGAGATTCTTGGGCTTGTTCTTGGACTTGGCCTTGTCGGCGTCGTACTTGAACTCGCGCCCAATTGCGCGGCCCCCTAGTGTACCGACTAGGGCGCCGGTTATGGGGGCGTAGGCGTTAAGCGCTGCGGCGCGCAAAGAGTCTGCGGGCAAACCCAGGTGATTAGCCAGTGCCTTGGCGCCCAGACTGGCAGTGGCAGCACCCGTACTCGCTCCTAGCATCGTAGACAGAGACATAGGATCGATTAACGGATCCTTGTCTACATCTACTGGGTCGTATGCCAACACAGGTGCGCCGGGGCGCACGATCGTTGCGTCGTCTGCTGCCGCGTACTTGGGTTCTTGCGGATACCCTTGTGGTTGGGGCTGCTGCTGCTGCTGCTGCTGCTGCTGCTGCTGCTGCTGCTGCGTCTGCGCTTGTGCTCCGTGTCCTTTAGGCCGGAACACGTCCGGGTCTTGTATTGCCTGAGGCAACAGGAACATCGGCGCAAACATGGCGGCTTGCTCAGCAGGACCGCCAATCGCGTTGGACAGCGAGCCCTGCCACCCTAGTGCGCGTCGACCATCGGGGTGTATCCCGCGCAGTTTATCAGTACCTGCACGCGCCACGTCGTTTACGCTTCCGAAGAAGCCGCGATTTTGCGTGCTCTCTACTGCCTTATGCAGCGCGTCTCCCGATAGGCCGCGCGACGTGCCGATGTGCTCCAGATGCGCGCGACGTGCGTTCATCACAGGGTTCATCAGCACGCCGGACGCAGCACCGAACGCGCCGCCAGACAGCGCACCGTGCGCAGCACCCCGCGCCGCGCCTTCCCAACGTTCGCCGGGGTCCGCGGTATATGCGCCGATTCCGGCTTCGAGCCCGCCTTGTATGCCGGCGCCTAGCGCGGTCTGTTTAGCTATTTCGCCAGGCATACCTTTTAGATATGTACCTGCGAATTGCGCACCGCGGTCGCCGAGCACTTTACCAAAGCCCGACTGCACAGCAGCATCTGCCGCCGTACTGGCAGTGCTGCCCGCGTGGCCGAGCCCCGTGGACACAGCCGAGCGCAGGCCGCCACCTGCAGCGTAGGTTGCCTTGCCCGTGTTTATGGCGTTGGACGCCCACGGGCGCACTGCGTTCCACGCGTTACGCGCCGCCGTGAAGAACGCGACCTTCTCTAACCCTAGGCCGGTTAGTGCAAGGTCGCGCCCCTCAGCGTACGCGGAGCTTTCGTGCAGATTGCTCATGGACTTACGTGATCAGCCTACCAGGTGCAGGCCGATTACGTTAAGGGGCTTGGGCAGGTCCACTTCCATGAAGACTTCGACACGGTCTGCGGAAGCGGTCGACACCTCTAGCGAGGTGATCGAGGCGTCGTTGATGGGCGCGCCGATTCGCGCTACTCGGCGCAGCTTGAGGTTCTCGGTGCCCGTGTTGAGGGCCTGGCGGATGAACCCGAGCGTGTCGTTGTTGATGTTCCAGATGCCGAGGAACGGGTCGAGGACGCTCACGTAGAACACTGACACGAAGTCGAAGTTCTTCACGATGGAGTACTCGCCCGACTCGAGCGTCGCGGGGTCTGTGGTCAGCTGGTGGATGCTGTACGGAATGGACGTCGGCGCCTGCTGCACGAAGACGTACCAACCACCATCGGACAGGTCCGTGAGCTGCTGCTCGCTGAAGTAGTCGCTCGAGTGTGTGAGACGGCTGATGCCGACGACACCCAGGCGGCTGAAGCCCTGGTGGCTGGGGTAGCCCGCGGTCATGCCGCCCACACCGGCAGCGGCGTAGTAGCCCGGCTGCGGGTCTGCAGCCGCCGCAGTGCCGTCGGGGTTCTTGGGCTTGCTGTTGTCTACGAGACCCGAAACCGTAAGCACGTCGGGCCATGCGAGCAGGGCGCGGCGCGAGTTGAGGCTCTGCGACTCGGCGACCAGCTGTGTCACCTGCTGGGTCTTGGTCAGATCGCGGATTACGCGGTAGCGGATAGTGAACGGTGTAACCAGCGTGCCGGTCCCGAGACGATTATCGAAATGGGGCAGCTCTGCTTCCACGACGGAGCTGTTGTTTACGTACAGCCCCGATACGATGTTCGTAATCTCGAGACGCTGTTCGCTGACGACGGCGTTGACAGTGAACCGCTTATTACCCGAGGGCGCGAAGACACCATTCGGGTTCTGCGGGATCTCGAGGATGTCTCCGGGCAGAACGCCATCGGTGAGGAACGTCGCCGCCGCGTCGTAGAAGCGGATGAACACCGTGTCGAGCGCGGTGGTAGACGCCAGGCCGTCCACACCTGCCACCGTACCAGATACGGCAGTGGCACCGACCGCAACCGGAAACAGCGCCGGCGTAAACGCGAGTGCCACCAGGTTGATGGACCCGCTGAACGGGATCGTGACGCCAGCGCCCGTGTTAAGGGCAGAGGCAACCTGCGCAGCAGTGATGGACGCGGCGGCCCAGTCACCGTTGATGATCGTAGAGACGTTCGCTACTTCTACGATGCTGTTGATGCCACCGGGTACGGTGGCGTCCTGGAACAGCTGGATAGTGCGGGCACCCGCAGCGACACCCGCTACGCGGCTGAAATACCGCACGCCGGTGTTGTCGTAGTGGGCTCGGTTATCAACCAGCGGGATGATCGTAGCGCCGGTGCTCGGACGTACGACCTGGTAGTTGATGCCTTCGGCAACACCTACTGTCGCAGGTAGCGCCTGATCAAGCTCAATCTGAGTGTTGCTGTTGATGTGCGCAATCGTGTAGGTGCCGTCTAGCGGCGCCACGTTGGGGCTCGCCGAAAGAATAAGCTGGTCCCCAGGGCGGAGATTGCTGGTGAGGGCCGTGAACGCCGGGATGTTGATCGTACGGATGCCCGGAGGCACCGCGCCAGCGAGCGCCTCCGTATTGCCCGTCACGACCTCGTCGCTGATATCCTCGGTGACCGGCAGCGTCCCGTTGCCGATAACGACACGGAATTTCTGGGGCACACCCGTAGACAGCGACACCAGCGGATCTGCGAGACTCTCGTTGTCGGCCTTGAAGGCAGCAACGATGTTGAGATCGGGGTTCAGGGGGACGATCGCGTAGATGTCCTCGAGCGGCGAGATGACGTCCTTGGCCTTGTTGTATCCAACGAGGTCGTCCGTATCTACGCCGAAGAACTGGATGGGCGCCTGACCCGAGTTCTGCAAGGCTACGAAGCAGCCCGCAGCGAGCGGGTTACGCGCGTCGATCTTGCCGATCTTCGTGAGGATCTCTTGCGTGGAGACGACGGTGTCCAGGGTCTGCAGGTCCGTGCGGTATGCGCGGTAACCCACGTAGACTTCGGCGTAGGTCACGATACGGGGCGTGCCGCCAACCGGGACCGTAACGCCGCCAAGGATCTGTATCTGGTTGGACGTACGGAACGTCTGTGTAGAGACGAACGTGTCGTCGATCTCTGTATTAGAGAGCGCGCGCTCAACACGGTAGCGGAGTGTTCCCGCAACTGCCGCGGTGAAATTCGACGTGACTCGCAGTACCGTCTGGCTATCGACGCCGCTGATGGTCAGCTTGAGATTGGGCGTGAGCGGGCCGGACGGGTTATCGACGATCAGGATATCACCGGCCTGCACGCCCGCCGTCTGGAAGGTCGCGCCAGCGGACGTGAAGGTGTTCTCGTTGGGAGCGGTGACCACGGTGGTACCGTCCGTACCTACCGCGAGCCGTACACGGAACTTGTCGAAGAAGACCCGCACCGAGGCCGGGTCTACCCAACCACCTGCGACGATTCCAGGCGGCGCTGCTAGCGTGATAGCCGGTACGAATGCCACCGGGGGCGTGTACGGGTTATCGGCGTTGAGCGTGCCGTAGTTAGACACCTGGATATTCGCGCGGTCGTCCGGGAAATCTAGTACCTGATAGGCCGGTCCTAAGATCAGGCAGTTGAGGTCGGGCGTTACCGGAACCACCGTGGGGGTGGCGGTTTCCTGGAATAGAAGTACTAACGGCCTGGTCATTTTTGGGGCTCCA